GCCTCGCTCGATCGCGCCGGCATCAAGCACGGCCACATGGATCAGATGCAGCTCGTTGGCGCCGCCTTCACCCAGGGCACCAGCGACTTCCCGATCCTGCTCGAAAACGCCATGCACAAAACGCTGCAACAAGCGTACTCGACCGCCCCGGACACCTGGAGCCGCTTCTGCAAGCGCGGCACCGTGACCGACTTCCGCGACCACCCGCGCTACCGCGTCGGCTCGCTGGGCAATCTCGAGGCGCTCAACGAGCTCGGCGAGTTTCGCAACAAGACGATTCCCGACGGCGAGCGCGCCAAGGTGCGTGCCGGCACCAAGGGCAACGTCATCAACCTGAGCCGCCAAGCCATCATCAACGACGACCTGGCCGCATTCCTGGGCCTGGCCGACGCGGCCGGCCGCGCCGCCAAGCGCACCGTCGAAGCGGACGTCTACGCGATGCTCGCTCTCAACAGCGGTGACGGACCGACGATGGACGACGGCTACGCGCTGTTCCACACCAACCACGCAAACAAAACCACTTCGGCGGCGCTGAGTGTGGCGGCGCTCGACCTCGACCGCGTAGCCATGGCGTCGCAAACCGACGTCGGCGGAAACGACTTCCTCGATCTGCGCCCCTCTGTGCTGCTCGTGGGCCTCGCGCTGGGGGGCGCCGCGCGCGTGATCAATGCTGCGCAGTACGACCCCGACACCGCCAACAAGCTGCAGCGCCCGAACATGGTCAACGGGCTGTTCCGCGACATCGTGGATACGCCGCGCATCACCAGCAACCGCCGCTATCTGTTCGCCGACCCCAACGAAGCGCCGGTGCTCGAGGTGGTATTCCTCGACGGCAACGACACCCCGTATGTCGAGAGCGAGGAAGGCTTCACCGTCGATGGCACCCGCTGGAAGGTGCGCCTTGATTTCGGTGTGGGCGCGGTGGATTTCCGCGGCGCGGTGACCAACGTCGGCGGCTAACCCCTACCCCACCTCAAGCGCCGGGCCATGACGGCCCGGCCAACCAGGAGAACGCAGCATGCAGACCTACATCCAGGAGGGCCGCACCCTCACCCTGACGCCCGCGGCCGATGGGGCCGCGGGCGTCGGCTACCTCTTCGGCGCCGGGCTGTTCGGCGTGGCGCTGGCACCGGTGACCAGCGGCGCCGCGGGCGAGTTCATCACCGAAGGCGTGGTGACCATCGGCAAGACCAGCGCGCTGGCGATCAGCGTCGGCGATCGCGTGTTCTGGGATGCCACCAACAAGGTGGTCAACAAGACCGCAACCGCGCAGGTGTGCGTGGGCGTGGCCGTGGCGGCCGCGGCCAACCCGTCGAGCACGGTGCGCATCAAGCTCGGCACGTATCTGCCGGCCGGGACCTGATCGACCATGAGCGCGATCGGGGCGATGCTGACCGTGTCGGTGGACCGCATCTACGCCATGGACGGCGAGGATGCCAGCTTCACCGCGCGCGACGCCGCCCCGGTGCCGTGCTTGGTGCTGATCGACCACAACCTGCAGCAGTACGGCGAGACCGCGCGCGTGGCGGGCAAGACCGTGGCCGTGAGCGTGCGCGTGGCGCAGGTGCCGGCCATGCCGCGGCGCGGCGACACCTTTGCGGTGACCGGCGGCGAGCTCGCCGGGCGCACGCTGGTGGTGGATTCGGTGCTGCGCTCGGATGCGCTCGAGCATACGGTGCTGGCCGCATGACCGCCGTTGCCTACGATGTCCAGATCGACCGCGAGGCCATCCAGGAGGCGTTGAGCCTTTTCGAGTTTCTCGGTGGCAACAGCGCGGATGCGCTGCGCGTGGCGATCAACAAGTCCGGGCCAAAAATCAAGACGGCGGCGTCCAAGGCGATCCGCGGCGAGGTACGGCTGACCGCGAGCTACGTCGGCGACAAACTGAGTTTCAAGCGGGCGACGCGCGCCGACTTGTCGGGCGCCATCCGCACGCCTTCGCGCGGGCTGCTGCTCACTAAATTTTCGGACGATCCCGCCGTTGCGGCCGATGGCGTGTCGTGGATCAAGCCGCCGCCGCAGCCCTTCGGCGGCATGTTCGTGAAGGTGAAGCCGAGCGGCGCCGCGAAAAAGATCGGTCGCGCCGACGCGAGCAAGCCGTTCTACGTCGTGCTGAAGAACAGCCGCGCGCTGGGCATCGCGCGCCGCCTGGCCGACGGCAAGCTCGACGTGCTGCACGGCCCGTCGCTGTCGCAGGTGTTCGGCAACATTCGCGAGGATGTGCTGCCCGATGCCGGCGCCGAGCTGCAGCGCCAGATGCTCGACGCCATGCGCTATTTGCTGGTCAAGCAGCACCCGGCGGAGACCTGACCATGGCCACCCCGATCCGCGAGCGTCTGCTTTCCGCACTGACCACCGCCGTGGCCGGCGAGTACGGCATCCCCGCGCCCGAAGACGAGCGCGACCTGCCGGTGACGATCGTACAGGACGGGGCCGACGAGGCGGGTGGCAGCTATGGCGTGGTGGCCTGGACAACGCCGGTGGCGATTGGCCGCGCGGCGGCGGCGGTCGATACCTCGGCGATGACGCCCACGGCGGCGCGCGCCGCGCTGCGCGCGCAGGCGCACGACATGCTTGCCGCGCTGTGGGTGGCGCTGGAGGTGGACGACACTTTTGGCGGGCTGGCCGACGGCTTCGACGCCGACGGGCAGAGCATCCAGACCGAGGTCGGGCAGTTCGTGTTTGCGGAGCTCGCGATTCGACTGCGCTGGCACCACGCGCGCGGCAAACCCGACCAGATCGACGAGTAATCGTCATGAACGTTTTTTCACCCCGCAACTGAGGATCTTCCAACATGGGCAACCCCATCGTTCGCTATGAGGCCGGCCAGACGGCCTACCCCTTCGAGGCCCTGACCGACTCCGGCGACCATGCCGTGTTCGGTGCCTCGTTCTCTCCGATCTCCAACGCCGCCGGCAGCGAGCCGGTGGTGGCGCCCTATGGCCTGCTCACTGGCGGGGCGCTCACGCCGTCGGCCACCAACAACGTGGTCAACGTCGCCGCGCTGACCGCCAGCATGGCGGCCGTGTCGGGGGCCAGCAGCTCGGGCGTGATCTCCGTGGCGGGCACCACCGCCACGATTACCCGCCCGGCAACGGCCGTGGCCAAGGTGTGTTCGATCACCGTCGATAGCACCGGCGCGGTCGCGGTCGTGGCCGGCACCGATGGCGCCACCACCACCTTCAGCGAGACGCGCGGCGCCGCCGGTGGCCCGCCGCTGATCCCGGTGGGCAGCATCGAGATTGGTCAGGTGCGTGTGACGAGCAACACCGCCGCGGTGGTCACCAGCGCGCAGATCTACGCCGTGCCCGGCCTGCACGTCGAGCGCGCCGACTACCCGCCGGCGGCAATCAACTACGCCACCGGCGAGGTGACGTTCGCCGAGGCGCTGCCGCTGATCCACACCGGCGCGCTCGCCAAGAAGGTGTACTTCCGCGGGGCCGCGCCGCTGTTCGCGCCGATCCCCAAGACGAGCGACTGGGTGCCGGCCGAGGCCACGTACTCGATCAACTCGACCGACACCTACGACGGGCCGGTCGGCTCGGCGTCGTCCTCGCTCGGCCAGGCGTCGTTCAACGCCATCCTCACCGACGGCATCACCGACGCCTTCCTGGCGCAGTCGGGCAAGGATATCTGGGTGGAGTTTCGCCCCGACCGCGACAAGCTGGTCCCGAAGCAGCTCACGCAGGGCATCCTGGGGATCGGCCGCACCTTCCCGGCCGGTGGTGGCAGCTTCACCGCGGCCTGCACCGTGACGCCGCGCGAGAAGACGCTCGACGTGAAGGCGTAAGGGGGCGAGATGGCGATGGACCTGAACGCCTTCCTCGCCGCCGCGCTCGCTCCGCGCGAGCAGGCGGTGGAGGTGCCCGAGCTGGCCGCGTGGTTCGCCGAGGGCGAGCCGGCGGTGTGGACCGTGCGCGGCCTGAGCGCCGCCGAGCTGGGCCGGGCGAAGGAAGCCTGCGCGCGCGGGCTGGACAACATCCGCGCGCTGGTCGAAGCCATGGCCGGCGATGGCAACGGCGACAAGGCCGCGAGCATCCGCCGTGCCTTTGGCCTGAGCACGGACGATGTGCCCGAGGACGTGAGCCGGCGGATCGAGATGCTGGCCGCGGCGAGCGTGTCGCCGGCCATCGGGGCCGAGAACCGCGACGTGATCGTGAAGCTGGCGGAGAGCTTTCCGACCACGTTCTACCGGCTCTCGAACACCGTCGATGCGCTCACCGGGCAGGGGGCGGTCGAGGGAAAGCCGAAGCGCTCTGGAGCGAGCCCGGAGTAAGGGCTGCGGCCTATCTCTGCGCCGAGCGCGGGCGGTTTCTGTACGAGGCCCGGCCGGATCACTTTCCGGCCGGCTACCTGACAGATACAGAGATTGCCGTGTGGGGGCTGTTCTACAAGGAGCGCGCTGCGCGCTCCGCAACCAGGTGACGCATGGCCGACGCGCAAAAAACAATCGAGCTAATCTTCCAGGGGGTCGACAAGACCGGCGCCGCCACGGCCGCGGCCGTGAAGAACCTGGAGAGCTTCGGCGGGTCGCTGAAGGGCGCGACCCAGCCGGTGGCGGACTTTACCGTCGCCGCGCTGAAGGTGGAGGCCGGCGTGCTGGCGGTGGGCGCGGCCTTTGGCACGTTCGCGGTCAAGTCGGCGGCGGACTTCGATGCGGCGTTCAGGCAGATCACGACGCTGTTCGACGCGACCGACGAGGACCTGGCCAGGTTCAAGGACAGCATCCTCGAGTACGCATCGGGGTCGTCGGCGTCGCTGGAGGAGATCACCAATTCACTGTCGGCGGCGATCGGCTCTGGCGTCGAGTACAGCAAGTCGCTCGACCTGATCGCGACCGCCGAGAAGCTGTCGGTGGCGACGCGCGCCGACCTGAAGGGCACCACCGAGGTGCTGGTGTCGACGCTCAACGCCTACGGATTGAGCACGAGCGAGGCCGGCAGCGTGTCGGACAAGCTGTTCCAGATCATCAAGGACGGCAAGATCGAGATGACCGATCTGTCGGCCAGCCTGGCGAACATCACGCCGATCGCCGCGACGGCGGGCGTGTCGCTGGATGAGATCGGCGCGGGCATCGCCACCCTGACCGCGGCCGGTGTGCAGCCGTCGACGGCGATCGATGCGCTGCGCAGCGCGTTGAGCAACATCATCAAGCCGAGCGAGCAGGCGAAGAAGCTGGCCAACGAACTCGGCATCGAGTTCGATGCAAACGCGCTCAAAAGCAAGGGCCTGGCCGGCGTGCTGGACGATGTGCAGAAGGCCACGGGCGGCAGCGCAGACAAGATGGCGGTGCTGTTCGGCGATGTGCAGGGCTTGTCGGCGGTGATGACGCTGACGGGCTCGCAGGCCGACGCCTTTGCCGGCTCGCTGGGCTCGATGGGCAAGGCGGCCGGCGCGGTGGATGCGGCGTTCGCGAAGATGAACGGCTCGGTCGAGCAGTCGAGCGCGAAGGCGGTCAATGCGCTCAAGGCGCTGCTGGTCGAGATCGGCACGCCGCTGCTGGAAGAGTTCGGGGGCATCGCCGCGGCCATCGCGAAGGTCTTTGCAGCGGTGGCGGACAGCGTGAAGGACGGGGCGCTGTCGGGGCTGGTGGAGTACATCGAGAGCCTGGCCGGCGAGATCCAGAAGGCGTTCGAGCAGATCGCCACCAACCTGCCGGCTGCGCTGGCAAAGGCGGATCTCTCGGGCTTTACGAAGGGGCTCGACGCGGTCGTCGGCTCGGTGAAGGGGCTGTTCGATGGATTCGACCTCGGCAGTGCGGATGGCTTGGCGCGTGCGATCGAGACGCTCGGGGCCGCCTTCCTGGGGCTGAGCAAGTACGCCGCGGGGGTGATCGAGAGCTTCGAGCCGATGTTCGATTTGCTGGTCGAGGTGGGCAAGGGCGCCGCGGGGGTCGATTCCAGCGTGTTTGCGCTGGCGGGCAACATCGGCGGCGTGGTGACGCAGGCCAACTTGCTTGCGGGCGGCCTGACCGGACTGGTGCCGTTGTTCGAGGGCCTGCTGGCCCTGCTGGTGGTGAAGCAGGGCGTGGGCCTGGTGGGCGCGATGGGTGCGCTGGCGACCGGGTCGGGCGCGCTGGCCACCGCGCTGGGCAGCGCCGGGCTGGTGGCCGCCGCGGGCGCCGCGGGCTATGCCGTGGGCACGGTGCTGAACGACGGCATCGACAAGGTGGTGAGCTCGGTAAGCGGCTCGGAGACCACGCTCGGCGCGTGGATCTACGACCTGGTCAATTCCGCGGACGACGCCAAAGGCTTTGCGGTGACCGTGGATGGCCTGCGGATCTCGATCGAGGACCTGAACCAGGGGGTCGAGTCGGGCAAGTACGTGTGGGACGACGTGACCGGCGCATGGACCAGCGCGGTGAAACAGGCCGACGTGCTCGCCGAGGGCCTGGATGGCGTGGCGGGCGCGGTGCGCAAGGTGAGCAAGGACGGGATCACCGAGTACGTCGACGCCATGGGCAACGTGGTGAAGTACACCGAGGATTCGGCCGGCGCGCTTCAGCGATGGAACGAG